GCCATAATGAGATCGACAGCAATCCATCAAGATAAACCATCGGCGAGGTAGTAACTCCTCGACGACGCCAATCGAGATGGAATCACTAGCAGAAGAGAGATCGATGGTCGCCAGGTGGGAGGTAATACTCCCTACACGAGCGAGTTCTTGATTCCTCGACTGATAGCGTAAGTCGACCCCATACCGCCGGAGGCGCTGACCGATCATATCGCCAACAGCCTTTTGAAACCAGAGGTTTAACCCTGGCTCAACGGCAATAACGCGATTGGTCGTTGCATCCTTCGGTACGGTGATCACCCGATTCCCCACTTGGAAATTCGGAAAACCCGAATCGACAAGCTGGTTGGCCCAAAGAGGATAAGCAGCCTCTAGGACCTCCCAGGGGATGAGTGAGTACAGATCACGCGTAATTCCGACCTCAAGTCGGAACTTCTTAGCTGGACTGGCATCACGTCGCTTTATCAGCGTCGAGGCACCAGGACCCCAGTTAGGCATCGAGAACAACTCATCGGCAGAAAAATCGCCAAGCATCTTAGAAATTTTACGCGTAACTGCGTGATGCAGATACACGACGCGGCCCTTAAATTTAGGGTCACGTTCTAAGTTGCGAAAGCGGTGATTCGTCTGCTTACACAGATCTTCAAATTGCATGAATTTCTGCATGGCAACTTCGTCCAAGTCGCGTTCAAGGGTTAATCCCGTGAATTTTGACAAGAACTTAGTAGCCGCGTAAGCAGCTCTAAGCTCTACGAAAGAATCGTAGAACTTGGGATTGAATTCAAGCCCAGCCAGTTGCTCATGCTCTCCCTCTCGGAAGAGAATGAGAACTGTAAGGGCTCGAGGACAATCCAAGGCCGACAAGTAAGACTCGATAGCCAAGGATTCTAAATCCTTGGAGACGCGTAAGCTCGAGATTCCTTTATGGAATCTACCACCATACTTCTTAGAAGACATGGTAACCTCCTGAAGTTAATGCTTCAGGTGTACGTTAGTACACCTGCTCGAACGTCGTCACCGCGTTCTCCAGCGGGCTCCCGGTTGCATCTGTCGGGGACCCGTCGGAAGCGTTGATCGTCCGGGCGAAGAGGGAGGCCACCTGACTGAATAGCTTTTGCCGTTCAGCCAGGGTGCTTCTCTCAGGAAGCATGAACTCCATGACGCACGTGCAATCGTACGCC